TTTAAACATCACATGAGGTCAACGATGACGGTTCGCACGCTTAGTCTTAATAACTATGTATCGATTCCAATTACTTCCCGTCCTTTTCCTGATGGACCAGTTCTTGAACTGGGCTATAGGAATGGTGGGACGTTTGGATCGAAAGTGCAAAACGGCGTTAACTCTAGTGGGTCGCTATCAGACAATCCGTACAATATGACGTATGAGCGCTGGTTAGATATGCCCGTCAAGATCCATGATCTTGGGGCCAATACTATCCGCACTGATTCGTCTATGTCGTTGTTTGGTATCCCTACTCCTGCGCCGTTACAACCTTGGGATAGTAACGATGAGCTTCAATTAATTAATAGGCTCATTCATAATATCCGGCAGCATGACTTTAACGGTGGCAATGTAGCTGGTGAAGCCAAGAAAACTCTTGAATTCATCGGTGATACTGCTACTCGTATCGGGTCTGCTCTCATCTCAGCTCGCCGTGGGCGTTTGGTCGACGCCGCATCGAAATTAGGGGTTATCCCTAATTCTCGCGTGCGACGACGCCAACGCCGTACAATTCATAGACCATCTGAAGATCAACTTTCGTTGCTCTCAGGTAACTGGTTAGCTTTACAGTACGGTTGGCTCCCCTTACTTGGGGATGCTCATAGTGCTGGTCAAGCTCTCGCAGCTACCTATAATAAGCCAATTGTTCGGCGCTACAGAAATAGGGGTCATAAGGAATCATCCGTCGAAATCGACGGCGTTCTTACAACCTCTTCTGTTAAGCGTCAAATAATAGCTGTTATGATGGAAAATGAACATGAAACGGTAAACCAATCGTTAGGGTTAGCCGATCCTCTTAGTGTTGCTTGGGAACTTACTCCTTGGTCGTTCGTCGTAGACTGGTTTCTGCCAGTTGGCGATTATTTGAACGCACGAGGAGCCCTTCGCACCATTAAGCTAGATCATATAGTTAACTCAACGTTGAGCGTTGTTGAAGCTTCTTCATTCAGTACTACTAATCAAAATCACCGCATTATTAATGGCGGTTTTCGAGATTATTTGTTAGTAAAGATGAATAGGAGTATTGAACCTACCATTAGTTTACCATTGCCAAATGTCAAACCGCTATCAGATGCTTTATCTTTTAAGCGTGTTGCCAATGCTTTGGCTCTTCTAGTAGGTGTCAGGGATCGTATCTCACGACCCTGGTATGTTTAAAATTAAAAAACAACTATCGCTAGCGGCTGTTAAGCCTTTAGCTCTCATCAAACGCTAATATTTAGCATTATGGAGTACTTACATGAGTGCAATTGCACCTATTGTAATAAATGATGGACAGGCTACGCCTGTCACTCATACATTTAACCCTGTTAAGTCAGGTCCAGTATCACAATTTCGTGAAAATATAACCTCACTGGCTTTAATCGGCCAAGGTACTATCGACACAAAAGTTGTATTAGATTCTGGTACCGGGCTTAACAAGGTAACCCTAACATTGACTCTGCCGGCACTTGAGGTGTCGACGGGCTCCAATACTCAGGGTTATACGGCTGCGCCGAAGGTTGGTTATACAAATAAGGTCTCTATGACCTTCTTTTTACCAACTCGCGGCACTGCTGCTCAACGTACGGACCTACGCACTATGGCTCGCAATTTACTTGCGAACCCACAGGTAATAGATATAGTGGATAATGTTTTAATCCCCTATTAACCGTACTTTGTTAATCTCTCCTTCCTTCTATATTAGAGGTGTTATATGTTATACAATAAACAACAAAGGAGCGGACAGCAGGCTTATTTCTTGCCTTATGACCGCGCTGTACAGCAACGAATCACTGATTTGTTGTTCGACCAGTTGTGCTCACACCTATCGTTTCACGATGAAACGATAGTACGCTTGGCTAGTCAGAACCACTTTCGTGGCTTTGACTATCCTATGCATACTTTAGCTAATCGCAGTTTGCGTGAAAACGCATCGCTCCTTCAAATCGTTGGGTTGTATTCTAAGAATGCAGCTTATAGATCCGAGGACGCAAAAACTGTCGCATTAGAGAAATGGTGTGAGTGTGAGTTAACTTGCGCTCGCATTAATCAGGAGTATTCACTTTATGGAAAAACTGTTCAGGCTCTAAATGACCCTGACTACGAATCTATAACTTTTTTAATTCGTAGAAAAATTCAGTCTATCCTAGGTGATGTTCCTTCTCTTGACGATTTGCAGTTAATGTTTGGTAGTGGTAGTAATACCACCATAAAAAAGAACACTACGGCTCGTTTTAAATTAAACGCAGTACCTGTAGTATCAAAGGAAGCGTTTACATCATTTGAAGATGTAGGCAGTACCGCTCCCATATACCATTTCCTCCACAAGGGGAAGTGTCGTATCGGGTTAGGTAAACTTACCTTTGTTCCCAAGAGCGCGAAGACCGACCGTCCAATACTGATCGAACCCCTAATTAACACATTCGTGCAAAAGGGTATAGGATCATATATCAAAGGTCGCTTACTTAAAGCTGGTTGTAATCTTTACGACCAGACCATAAATAGGAATCTTGCACGCGAAGCGTCCATAACTGGAACGCACGCTACTCTTGATTTGTCTAGCGCTTCTGACCTCATTAGTTTCGCCGTCGTTTGTGATCTTCTCCCTTTAGCATGGGTAGAATTTCTTACAACGTGGCGCACAGGCAAGGTAGCGTCAGAAGACCTCCGTTTGATCATAGACCAAAACAAGTTCTCCTCAATGGGGAACGGTTTTACGTTCGAGCTTGAGAGTTTAATCTTCTACGCTATTTGTTCTGTTGACGAAGAGGTCAGTAATCTACCGCACTCTTGTAACGTTTTCGGCGATGACATAGTTGTCAGGACTGAACGTTACCATAGAGTTTGCAGTCTTCTAGCGAATTATGGGTTTGTAGTCAACTCTGAGAAGAGTTTCTCTACTGGACCCTTTCGTGAAAGCTGCGGCGGTGATTATTATAACGGGATTAATATTAGACCATTGTATGTCAAGGACGCGTGGTCACCTCATTCACTAGTTTCATTTTTAAACTATGATTTGGCTAATCACTACTTTCTCGACGATTATGCGCGTGAATACATTATCAACACCTTTATACCTGCTAAGTTCCGTAATTACGGTCCTGCAGGCTTTGGTGATGGTTATATTCATGATCATAATGCAAATTTGCCTCGTTTGCCTGGCTCTGGCCTTCGCGTTATACGATCAGTTAAAACTATCGCTAGACGCTCAAGACTAACCTTGCCGATTGGAGACGATTTGCTACCGTTGTATACCATATACCAAAAACCGCCTATCCACGATATGTTAATATCGCGTCGTAGGTGTAGTGGATGGTATATACGTACAATTGCCCTTCTCCTTCGTGAACCTACTGATCCAACTGATTACTCAGTTGTTGGTAGTTTCATCGGAGAGAAGGTATCTAATATTGTTTTCTTCGGATAACTAGGGCTCTGCCCTACCGAAAATGCGTCGTTACCGTAAACCAGT